ACAGAAGCTTTTGCGTCAAGCCCTTGTACAGCATTGTCAACATACACTTTGGTAGCAGCGTCATTGTCGCTTGTGGGAGTGCCAAGACCAGTAATCTTGTTCGTACCCATCGCGATAGCACCGCTCATGGTGCCACCGGACAAATTTAGCTTCAACGCATCGGCAGTGTCGACATAACCCTTCGTAGCTGCATCGCCTGCGTTCGTGGGCGTTGACAGGTTGGTAATAGTACCTGCGGTGCCTGCATCCATGTTCAACGTGCCGGTAATGGTGACGTTGGTGAACGAAGAAGTGCCGCTAGAGGCAGTGACGTTGCCCGTAAGGTTGCCAGTGACGTTACCAGTGACGTTGCCGGTAACATTACCCGTCAAATCGCCGGTAACGTTACCCGTGACGTTGCCTGTTACGTTACCTGTTATGCCGCCAACAAATCCAACAGTAGCGGTGATTGTTGTGCCAGTAATCGCATTAGGTGTGCTGCCACCGATGACGGTGTTGTTGATTGTTCCACCAAGCACACTTGCGGTGTCAGCAATCAACGAATCGATGTTGGCAGTGCCATCAATGTACAGATCTTTGAACTCAAACGTTGAGCTTCCAAGATCGATGTCGTTATCGACGACAGGAATAAACGCCCCATCGACAACACGAAGTTGCTCAGCCGCAGCACTACTAACGTTGACGAAAAGACTCAGTCGATTGTTTGTAGAATCAACAACGACTTTGTTACGAGCGTTAGTGTCAGAAATAAGAGGGATATAAGCACCCTCTGTTGCTGTGCCGTCGTGCTTATGTCCAGTAGCAACGACAAACGCATCGCGTAGAGTGTTGAATTCGTCATTCAACGGAGTTGCCCGAACAACCGCTGTCGGTACAATGCTAGCTGCTGATTGTCTTGAATATCCAGCCACCGTTTATCTCCTATCGTTGTATGTGAAGTTCATCACTAAGCCCTGAATGTTGTGGCTCAGATTTGTGTCATTAGTGACGTATTTGAATGAAATGGAATATCCAGAGCCAGAGATGTTCGTTTTGACAACTGGTGACGGATTTCCATCGTATACAGCAGCGCTGTCATATATGGCAGTGTTGTAGAATGCCGCAGCATACTGTGTCGTTATAGCATAGTCTGGCGGATTAAAGACGTTTTGACTGTCATCAAAGTCGTATGATACAGCAAATACGATGTTGATTGATCCTTCAGCACGAAGGAACGTCGTCACGTTGTAGAAGTTTTTACGAATTGTAGGATCTTCGAAGTAGTAGTAGGGTGTCTGATAGATGCTAAGAATGTTTCGCCCATCAAAACTACTGCCAGACTCTTGCTTGTAAACTTTTCCACTGGCATCGCCGTGTAGAATAATTTCGTCAGTGCCCAAAAGCCCACTAGCAGCAGCCGTAGCTGTCATGTCGAAAAGCTGAGCAAATTCAAGGTTAATTCCTTGATCGGTACGACGAAGACCGGCTAGTACGCCAAAGACGCTATCTGTTTGTGAAAAGAATCGGAATTGACTCTTTTTATTATACGGAACGCAATTAAACTTTTCGATGTCAAGATTTGAGCTTACGATTTCATCAATTAGCGAATTAACAGTGTTTTGAATCTGTTTTGAAAGGTTTTCAAGTTCAACGTCACCGATTCGCGCAGTACCGGCAATCGGACGAAAGCCGTCGTAGCTCAAGAACACCAGATTACCGGCAAACTCAATGACGCTGTCAGGGACGAGGCATCCCAGATTGTTGGTTACTTCTTGCGTCTGAAAATCGGCAATGCTTGTACCAGTAAGCTTCTTAATTGAGTTCTTGCCGAAGATGTACAACGTGTCTCGGAACGACTTAATCTGAACAATTGGAAAGCCTACGTTGATTACACCGGCTCCGGCAGCGGGACTGAAGTTGGTTTCGTCAAGCGGAGCAGAGAAATATAAATTGTACGGATTAGCGCTTTCGCCTGCCAAAAACAAATGGTTGGCAAATTGCGTTACATACTTTGGATTTGTAGGCGCAGTTGTTGCCGTGATCTGTGTATAGGTTGTACCATTGTAGGTGGCGGCAGGATTGACGCCATCGACGAGCACCATCTTGTCAGTGCCCCATGACAGATTTTCAAAACGTACTTTTTTTACCGTCGACATATTGACGGTACCGGGTGTTGTAATTGCAACCCAATCAGATGTTGATGTATTCCAACGATAGAAGTAAGCCGTGCCACTAATGGGTCGACGGCAAGCAAAAATACCGTTGTTTATGCCTTCGAATACATTGATGCCAAGTACACCACCTTGTCCCTGTACGGTGCCATACGAATTTGCATAGCCACTAATGCGTCGATAACCACCCGAAATCGACGGCTCATAGTTTATAAGCTGCAAGGCGCTACCGGGATAGCGCTCTGCTTGGGTCAAAAGATCTTGATTGGTGTCAAGACCACCAAGACAACTAACCTTTAGCGCTTGAATCCGATCAGCCATTGAGCACTCTTGCCGACACAGCGGGTTTCAAAATCATTGTCGAAGCCATCGACACGGGATCATCCATCAATAGGCGACGCATGGTGCGAATGCCGTTATCAAACTTCTCTTTATGTATACCTGCGCTTTGTTCGTTGCTGCGGAACATCATCAAGAACATCATTCCGCCATCAATGACAACGCCTTTAAAACGATCAGGAATAACGCACACATCAGAAAAAAGAGACATTTCCGAAGGAAAGCTCCAATACTTATATTCGATTGTATACTCTTTATCGGGCGGAGGAGTAAGTCCAAACTTACTTTCTTGTGTCAGATAGACACGGCGCGGAGCTTCGCGTGCTGCTTCGCCGCCACTATCATCGCGACCACGATAGTGCCGCAGAAACTCAGTATACGGTAGCGGTTCTAGCTTTTGTGGAACGTTAGTCTGATCAACGAGTTGTCGAATGTAAAAACTATCCCAATCGACGCTAGAGCAATTGGCAGGAAAACTATACTCAGCTACGCCAATTGTTGTGGTTTGGGGCTGCGTTACCAACAGAAAGGGCCATTCCTGACCTTGATTAAGAAGTTCACGAACAGAGGCATTGATGGCGTCTTTCGCCAAAGCCTGAATGTTTCGTGCCGTCTCAAATGTCGTAGAGTCCATCTCCACTTCATTGATGCGACGCAGCAATTCGTTGGTGAGCGAAAGATAGGTTGCCATAGTATCCCTAGTTATACAACAGAAAAAGGCTCCGTAGAGCCTTTTCCTTAGCTTTAGTCTTTGTAAGACTTAGGCAAGCGTGTCACGATCAACAGAACCCGGGGTAGCCCAGTCTGCATTGACGTCAACCACCACGGCGAACACGCGACCAGAGATCGTGCCGGGAGAGCCGGAGATCGTGGTCACGACGTCGATGGTGTCAGCCGCAGCAACCAGACCGGCAGTGGTGCCAATCTTGATGGTGTTAGCAGCGGTGTTGTCGAAGTCGAGATCGTTAGCGAAGGTGGTCGTACCATCGGTGATATCCAGTGTATACGTGGTGATGTTAGGCACCGTCGTATAGTTTTGGAAGCCGACAGCCAACACCAGAGTGCCAGCGCCCACAGAGATACCTACAGCGGTGCCAGACGAGGCGGCAAGCGTCACGTCCTTTTCCACAACGTAGGCTTTATTTCGAAGAGATTGAACAGCAGCCATTATTTTTCCTTTGAAGAGTTAATGTATTCTATTGCCGATTGCAGAAGGTCAACATCGTCATTCAAGTAACCGATACCGAAATTACATTTTGCACAGAGAAGTCCACGAACTTTTTTGGTGTCATGGCAGTGATCGATAAACAATTTTCCACTTTCAATTCTTTCAGAATTTGGAGAATTGGATTTGCAGATCGCACACTTTCCTTCTTGTTTATCAAGCATTTCATAATATTGTTCAGCAGTAATCCCGTAGGTACGAACAATAAACGATTTCCACTTGATATGTTCTCGACAAGGTTTGCATTGTGATCTTAATGCCACTCCGCCTTTAGCCCTATCGTCTCGTTCCAGTTGAAACTCCGAAGCTAACTTAAAGACTCCACAGACACTACACTCTCTACCGTCTTTATAAGGATGGTCTTCGCGCAGTGTCAGTGGTGTCTTCATTCTGCTAGTTTAGCACATCATGCGACGTTGTACTTGGCCCTGACGATAGCCTCTGGGCGAAGTAGCTTTCTACCATAGACATGCATACCACGCACGATGTCAGCAAAGCTGTCGGGATCGCGATAGGTTTCAGTCTTGGTGATCGTCTCAGCGGTAGCCACAGCAGACTCATGACCGGCAACGATGATGCCATAGTTGTCGTTCTGGTTAGCCGTACCCGCAGTGCCGGGGCCGGTGCCGATAGCCGGAAGGTTATTCGACACAAACA